GAGCTTCCTACGAGGTGTTGTTTAGCAGACTAGCCAAAGAAGAAGCAATGAACAATGAGATAGCAAAGGAAGTATTATCTAAGTTGTTTCAGCAGATGGTCGGAGAAGAGGTCGCTAATCTTGGATTTGATTATGTCAATGGTACTAAATCAAACTTAGAACCTTTGCGTAAAATACTTGACAGCTATCAAGATGACTTCACACCTAGCTTTCGCTTTGAGGGAGATGATATAAGTTTCAATACGTTAGTGGAACATCTTAATGTAAAATATCAGTGGAAGTTTAACATTCCGTCCTTGCGTAGGAGAGTTGAAGGAGTTAGTGGAGGACACTTTGTTATCATTGGTGCTAGACCTAACACAGGTAAAACATCCTTTCACGCTAGTTTGTTAGCAGCAGAGGGTGGCTTTATAGATCAAGGAGCAAAGTGTGTGGTGTTGTGTAACGAGGAAGCTTACAAAAGAGTGGGTCTTAGATACCTGTACTGTAAATCAAAGATGACAAGTGAGGAGGTATTAGAGAATCAGGAGTTAGCTATCAAGAGATATGCACCTATAAAACAGCTGCTGTCTATAAAAGATGCTACAGATAAACGCATGGATTATGTAGAACAGCTTGCAAAAAGTGTTAAACCTGATATAATAGTGCTTGACATGGGAGATAAATTTGCAGTTTCAGGATCTGACAGATCTGATATCTACTTGAAGGAAGCAGCTATACACGCTAGAAACATAGCCAAGAAGTATAACTGTGCTATATTATGGATGTCACAGTTGTCGGCTGAAGCAGAGGGGAAGATAAATGTTAATCAATCTATGCTTGAGGGCAGCAAAACTGGTAAAGCAGCAGAGGCTGATCTAATGTTATTAATCAGTAAGAATCCTGAGATAGAGGGGCAGGACAGTAACGATCCACAAAGACATATTAGATTGGCTAAAAACAAATTGACTGGTTGGCATGGCACAGTTCATGTCGAACTAGACGTAGAAAGAGGGATATATTCAGCATGATACTCGTGTTAGATGTGGAGAACACAACAACAAATAGAGATGGCAAGCTACATCTTGATCCTTTTGAGCCTGACAATTCTTTGACAATGGTCGGAGTGTTAAAGGCAGAGGATTGGGATGGTGTAGTGTACACTTATGTGTTTAATCATCAAGAAAAAACAATTACAGACGACACAGCAGAGAAAAGATTGCAAGAAATGCTTGACAAGACTACTCTACTGGTCGGACACAACCTACAATATGATCTACAGTGGCTTTGGGCGACAGGATTTAAGTATGATGGCGACATTTATGACACAATGTTGGGTGATTACATACTGCAGCGTGGTCAAAAGGGGTCTGTTAGCCTTGAAAACTCTGCTATACGACATAAATTACCCTTACAGAAGTCGGACACACTAAAAAGTTACTTTAGTAGAGGCTTTCAGACAGACGAAATACCTCTTGACGAGCTGACAAAGTACCTAGAGCAGGATTTATACGTGACGAGAAGCCTGTATTGGGTGTTGGAGGACTTGTATGAAGAGCCTGAGTCAAAATCTCTGGTAAAAGTACGTGATATCACCAACAAAGTTGCTAAAACACTGGCAAAAATGTACATGAATGGCTTTGCTGTGGATAAAAAAGTGTTGACTGAGGTTAAAAAAGACTTTGAAGACGAGCTATTGGACATAGAAAACAGATTAAATGCTCATGTCAAGAACTTAATGGGTGATACACCAATAAATCTCAACTCTCCTGAGCAAATTAGTCAGGTTATATACTCCAGAATACTACACAACAAGCGAGAGTGGGCAGTTGCTTTTGATTCTGTGGATAACAAAGAGGATTTCAAAGCTGCTGTCAAGAAAAATAGTTCTATGATGGTGAAAACTAAGGCAAGTATATGTAAAACGTGCAATGGTGAGGGTAAAATACGCAAGATAAAGAAGGATGGTACACCATTTGCCAAGCCAAGTCGCTGTGTTGACTGTGATACGAGAGGATACAGACTGACTAAACTAAAAGAGATGGCAGGTTTAGGCTTCTTCCCTCCGTCAAAAGACTGGGTAAGTGCCAACGGATTCTCTACAAGCAAGGGAAACCTTGAGAATCTAATAAACATAGCCAAGTCAAAGGGTATGAAGGATGCAGAATCATTCTTGACAGATCTAAAAAGACAGAGTGCTGTGTCCAGTTATCTATCTGCGTTTGTGGAGGGTATATCTACACATACAAAACAGGATAACTTACTACACGTAAAGCTGCTGCAGCACAGGACAGCTACTGGTAGGTTTAGTGGAGCAGATCCTAATATGCAAAATATGCCTAGAGGTGGTACGTTTCCTGTTAAGAAAGTGTTTGTATCTCGTTGGAACAATGAGCAGTTTGGCATGAAGGGTAAGATACTAGAAGCAGACTTTGCACAGCTAGAGTTTAGAGTGGCTGCACTATTGTCTCAAGATCCTGTCGCTATGAAGGAGGTGTCCACTGGATTTGATGTTCACTCCTACACGGCAAAAATCATCTCTGAGGCAGGTCAACCTACGTCTAGGCAAGAAGCTAAAGCACACACCTTTGCCCCTCTCTACGGAGCTACAGGGTACGGTAGAACGAAAGCTGAGGCTGAGTATTATACACACTTCATGGACAAGTATAAAGGTATAGCCAAGTGGCACAAAAAGTTAGGTGACGAGGCTATAAATTTAAGAAGAGTGAAGATCCCATCAGGCAGACAGTACGCTTTTCCTGATGTGGAAAGACGAGCTAGTGGTGCTCCAACACACTTTACTATGATAAAGAACTATCCAGTGCAAGGATTTGCTACAGGTGATATAGTTCCTATCGTGCTGTTGGAGATAGAAAAGCTGCTAGAGATAGACGGATTAAAGAGTATGTTAGTAAACAGCGTACATGACTCTGTAGTTTTAGACGTACATCCTGCAGAGGTGAATAAGGTGTTGGGCATAATTAACCAAGTTAATAAAAACCTGAAAGCTATAATAGAGGATCACTACGATATAGATGTGAATGTTCCCATGTTATTAGAATCAAAAATAGGTGATAATTGGCTTGACGTTAAAGACGTTCAATGATATAATGCAGTTTCTTATTTAGGAGAAAATATATATGCAAAATGATTTAGCGATTATTGGAAAATCTACAGCTGATTTAGCAGAGCTTATGGGTATGTCAAACGTACCTGCTCGTAGCACTTCAGCTCTAGCAGAGATTAAACAGGTTCATCAAAATGTAATGGGTACAAAGGAAGTTGATGGTGAGATGATGGAGGTTGCCATTGTCAAAGCAGGAGCTTTCTCAGTAGTGTTTCCTGATGAATCTGTTTATTACAGTGACAAAGTGACTATCCGTCCTTTCATGCAACGGTTTCAGTTTCAACGATATGACAAGTTCTATCAGAAGCCTGATGGTGGAGAGGGTAGAATGTTACGCACTGTCATGGCAACAGCATTGACAGGCGACTTGAAGGACAACTACGGTGGGTTCAACTGTGGTAGACCGTCTGGTTATGTTAAGGATTTTAGTTCGTTGCCACAAGAGACACAAGACCTGATGAGGAATACGGATAGGTTCAAAATCATCTTTGGTCTGTGTACACTTGACAACCCAAAGGATGCCAATGGTAAACCTGTGGATGTAAAGGAGTTCCCATTCTTAATGAGAATAAAAAACCGTGACAGTTTTAAGGCTATGACTGACTTGTTTTCTCAGATACAAAGAAAGGGTAAGCTGCCTATACAGTTTAATGTACACCTATCGTCTGAAGTAAAGAGTATTCCTAGTGGAGCTACATACGCTGTAATAAAGCCATATCTAGGAGAGTTAGTAGAGATCACCACAGATGATCAGGAGATACTAAACAACTTTGTCGAGTGGATAGAATCTATGAACTCTATCACGTTGAGTAAGTGGGAGGAGCACCGTAGACCTGAAGAGTTGTCTGATCAGGAAAACGATATAGCTTCTAATGTTGTTGAGATAGAGGAGTAGATATGAACCATCCTGCAGAATTGGCGATACATTCTTTTTTACAGAAAGTCATGTTAGGTAAAGCTAGTATGAACAAAGCTACTATCAATCGTGTAGCCAAAGATGTAAAAGATGCACTGGGTCGCCAGTTCTCAGGTCGTGGTAAAAAAGACTTTAAGCTGCGTATGTCTAACATTGGACGTAAGAAGTGTCAGCTTTGGTTTGATAAAAATGAACCTGAGAACAAAATAGCAGAATCTCCTTTCTTCATAATTAATATGATATTAGGAGATATAGTAGAGGCAGTATTCAAAGGACTACTCAGAGCGTCTGACGTAAAGTTTGGTGACAGTGAGCAAGTTACATTACAGATAGAGGATGATAAGATAGATGGGACGTATGACCTTGTTATAAACGGCAAGGTAGATGACGTTAAATCTTCTTCACCTTGGTCTTACGAAAACAAGTTTAAAGACTTTGAGACACTACAAGGCAAGGACAGCTTTGGTTATGTGTCACAGCTTGTGGGTTATGCAAAGGCAAAAGGTGTTCCTGTTGGTGGATGGTGGGTAGTTAACAAAGCGAATGGCAACTTTAAATACGTTAGTGCTCACGGTGTAGATGTAGACAGTGAGTTAAAGAAGATAAAAGAAACTATTGACTACATAAATAATAATGAACCGTTTGAGAGATGCTATGAGCCTGTAGAAGAAACATACTACGGCAAACCTAGTGGGAACTTAAAGTTAGGTATAGAGTGCAGCCTCTGTTCTTATAGAGAGAAATGTTGGGATGATCTAAAAGTTCTACCATCAATGGTGTCTAGATCTGCAACTCCTCCTCTTATTAACTATGTGTACCTTGCTGATGCCCAAGACACAGTACAGGAGTAAGTTTGAACAGGACGTAGCTAAGGTATTACGTTCTAACAATCAGAGGATTAGATATGAAAAACTATCAATCAAGTACGCAGTGCAGATGTTTCGAGTGTATAAGCCTGACTTTATTCTTAACAATGGTATTATTGTCGAGGCAAAAGGGTGGTTTAAGCCAACTGATAGAGTGAAACATTTGTTAGTGCAAGAACAGTATCCTGATTTAGATATCAGGTTCTTATTTCAAAATGCTTACAACAAGATACACAAAAACTCTAATACACGTTATTGTGATTGGTGTGACAAATATGGTTTTAAGTGGACAGACAAGGAGATACCTAAAAAATGGTTGACAGAAAAGAAAAAGAAGATACAACTAGGTGTACTAAACAAATGGAAGTAGACACAGTTAACAGTCCTCCACACTATACAACAGGACGTATAGAGTGTATAGACGCTATGGAAGCTATGATGGAAGGATCTGTTGTTGCTCCTATCGTAGGTAACTGGTGGGGCAATGTGTTTAAATATGTTTGGCGATGGGACAAGAAGGGTATACCTCTAGAGCAACTATATAAAGCTAGATTTTATTTAGATAAGATGATACAATGGCTAGAGAAAGAGGAGAAAAATGAAGTTTAAGATATTAGCAGAGGTGGAGATTGATGATGAGTCCAATCTTTTACCTGTAACTTGTGACGCTGCAAGTATGAAGAGCGAGGGAGAGAAGGTAATATCTGATATAGTAAAAGATCTTCTCTACGATATGGACGATATAGAAATAAACAATATAAAGGTAGCAAAAATATGAATGATTACCAAAAATTTATAGCCATTTCTAGGTATGCTAGATGGCTACCAAATGAAAAAAGAAGAGAGACATGGGAAGAAACTGTTAACAGATACGTGGACTTTATGTCTGTAAAGGTTAAAGGACATCTGCCTATACCACAACTAAAGGATGCCATAACTAAATTAGAAGTTA